ATTGGTGTGGAGATAATAGATTTCTATAAAGATGATTTTATTTGTGGAGTTAATAAAAAATATCCTATCCCTGCTGTTGTAAAAACAGCAAAATATTTTAGAATAAATAACTACAAAGTAAAATTTTCTAGAAAAAACTTATTCATAAGAGATAATTATACCTGTCAATATTGTAATAAAAGATTTGATATTGGTACATTAACATATGATCATGTTATTCCAAAGTCGGTTTGGGATTATAATATAGGATCTCCAACATCTTGGACCAATATTGTTACAGCATGTAGAGAGTGCAACAGAAGAAAAGGTAGTAGAACACCTAAACAAGCCAATATGCCGTTACAGAATTTGCCAAATAAACCTCAAAAAAATGTAAAGTACTTGCCTATAACCACCTATCTATCTAAGATAAGATCAGAGATCCCATCTGAATGGATTGGCTATTTACCAGAATCATATTTATAATGCCTACTTATTCTTATTATTGCGAAAATTGTGAATCAGAGTTTGAGTTGTTTTTCTATATCAAAGACTATGTAGAAAAACCCAAATGTTCTTGTTGTAAAAGTAAAAAAACAATTAGGGAATATACTAAGGATATTATCACCCAAAATACATCTGTAAAAAAATCAGATAGCGAGTTGAAAACCATAGGTGATCTGGCTAATAGAAATAGAGATCGAATGAGCGAGGATCAAAAGGCTGATCTATATAGAAAGCACAATTCATACAAAGAAACAACAGAAGAAAAACCACTACCCAAAGGAATGTCACGCATGAAGAAAGGAACAAAAACCATATGGCCCAGTTAAATGACGAAACCATGTTTTTTCAAAAGAATGTAACTCCATCTACTAAGTCTTATGCCTATTATACTATATTAGGCGATCATGACTATTTAGATGATAATGGTAAACCACGATCTAACGAAGAGAATAATAAGGTTGCAGCCAAGTCTGTGGTTACAGACAATAAACCCGCAAGATATTATATCAAGGTTGGAACTTATGGTAAAATCTATAATCCTATTGGATTATTTAGCGAAGGTAAAAATACCAAGTTTCTATCCAAAATAGGTCGTAAACAATTCGAATTCAAAGAAGTTAATGCTAAAGTATTCGATCTATATATTAATTTTCTTGCTACCAAAAATACCGCATGGTTAAATAATGCTGAAAGGGAACTAAACTAATGGCTAAAATTTCTAAAACCAAAGAGTATGCTATCAAATATTTATCTGATTATGCTAAGAAAAGTCCAGAAGAAATCTCTAATGAATTAAAGCTACCATTAGCAGAAGTAACCAAGGTTCTTGGTGATTCACAACCAAAACCAAAAAACAAAGACAAAACAGCAGATTTAATGATTCGTCATACTTCTGGTAAGAAAAACAATACCGTTAGTATCATGACAGAAAGTGCTGCTCAGTTGTCTGATGAGTTTATCAAGAATATGAATACCAAGAAAACGAACGTAAACTATATTCATAGGCCAAAGACTGATTGAATGTCTGATAAACTTTATCCTTCAAAGTATTCTAACGGTAAACAAGTTACCGCAGCCCAGTATATCACAGAGATAATCTGTGAAAGAAAAGCTAAGAATAGTAAAAAAGATTTACATTATAGATTTTGGACCAATAAATTATGGGAAAAATTCTATAAGGATCAAATTGCTTCTGCGCATAAGTTGTTAAAAAAATACTCTGATACTGCTATTATAAGAGCCCTAAATAGCGATAAGGCTCAAAAAATATACTCTCTGCGAGCACCTTTTTTAACTCCTATCATAGAGCAAGAAGAACAAAAACTACAGAGTCAAAACCAAGAACTGTCACTAAAATTAAGTAGACCAAGCACAGTTAATTTTGATCGTAATTCAGTCAAACAGTCAAATATTATTTCCAAGTTAAAGGATCTAGATAATGAGTCTTAAAGATGATGTGGTTAAAAGCTTCGGTGATAATGTTATATTAAATGGTAATGCTATTATAGACCAAAAAGTATTAACCATTCCAGTAAGTCCATCTATAGACTATGCTCTTAATGGAGGTATTCCAGAAGGCAGTTTTGTTATTTTAACTGGACATCCTAAATGTGGAAAAACGCTAACTTCGTTAGACTTTGCTGCTACGGCACAAAAAGAAATTTATCAAGGAGATTTAAAAAAACCAAGAGAGGTTTATTATTTGAATGTTGAGGGTAGGCTAAGAAAAAGAGACTTAGAAGGTATAGCTAATTTAGATTTATCCAGATTTAATGTTATTGGTAGTCAACAGGGTAAAATATTACATGCCGAGGAATATCTAACCATAGCAGAAAAAATTATTAATGAGATCCCTGGGTCTATTCTTATTATAGACTCGTATTCATCGTTATGTACAGAAGCAGAAATCACCAGTGAAATGGATAAAATGCAAAGAGCAGATGGTGCTAAATTATTGAAAAAGTTTTGCAGAAAGGTCGGCAATGTTATTCCGGTTAATAAAAATATTGTAATTGGTATCACTCATTTAATAGGTAATCCAACCGGATATGGTGCAGAATTTAAAGAGGGCGGTGGTACCGGTATTGCTTATCAGGTAGATGTTAAGTTAAGAGCCAAATCGAGTAAGCCATGGCTATTAGGTGCTGAAAATACACAAATAGGACAAGAAATAGAGTGGATAGTTGGTTCTTCTCCATTAGGACCACCAGGACGCCAAGTTCTAGGTTATATTAGATATGGACAGGGTATAGATAAACAAATGGAAGCTATTGTAATGGCTTCTGATCTTGGATTAATACATAAGGGTGGGGCATGGTATACCTTTACAAGCTTGCCTGATAAGCCTAAGTTTCAAGGAACAGAAAAGGCTAGACAGTACTTAGTTGAAAATGATCTTATATATCAAGATCTTGTAAAAACTATAAAAATAACTTTAGGCATAGAATGATAATTAAAGCTTTAGATGGTCAATCACATAATTGGCTATTAACCGGCAATATGGCTAAAGGTAAAGTTAGCAATAGGTCTTCTTTGCATCTGTCTGCAAGAAAACTGATTACTGGCCACTTCCCCACTCTGCAACTACTAGAAGAAGTGCCGATACCATTGAGGAAGGGCGAGGTATTATATTTAGATTTTTATATACCATTAAAGAAAATTTGCATAGAAGTTCATGGTGAACAACATTTTAAATTTGTACCATTCTACCATTCTACTATGCTTAATTTTTTAAAAGCACAAAAAAGAGATAGAGAAAAACAAGAGTGGTGTGAAATAAATGGAATCAAGTATATTGGTCTTAGATTTGATCAAAAAGAAAATGAATGGAGCGAGTTAATCCAAAATGAGTGCTAAAACATCCAAAGAGGAACTAAAGTATTGGGACGATATACTTGACGAATATGAGAATTCTATAGGACTAGGTATATATTCAGATGTTCATGGATTCACAGAAAGTGAACTAAATACATACTTCACCATGAATAGAGATGCTATAGAGAAATTAGATCCGGAAGATTGTGCTCAAATATCTTATAGATTAGCACAGTACGCATTCTTCTTACAGAGAACTCTTAATAGAGAAATTGCCAGACACAACTGGGCAGAAGAAAATATTAAAGAGACCATAGCAGATGAAATAAATAATTATAAAGGATACGGCTTTGTAGAAAAATCTATACAAGCCATTAAACATAATGATAAAGCCATCTCATTGAATAAGATTAAAAAGTATGCTCAACAGCGCATGGATAGACTATCATATTTAGCTAATAGCGTTAAAAATCTTTCAGATATTATGCTTTCTGTACAAAGGACAAAGGTGAAACATGGGTCTTGATAATGATGATATCAAAGCATTAATAGCAATATTACAAAAGGGTTTAACTAATGATGATGAAAATGAGGTAGAGACACCAAAGCGTAAAACTCAGCGATCATCCAAACCACGACAAACCAAAAAGAAAAGCACAAACAAATTTGATAACATGCCAGAATTTGGTATGTGTAAAGAGGATGTGGAGATAGATCGTAAGATCAAAAAACCACCACCATCACTAAGAAATAGGCCGTTTGAACTTGTTAAGGTTCAATGTAGAATTTGTGGTAAAAAAGATAAGGTTGCACCAAGTATTCTTGAGTCTATGGAAATAGAGAGATACAAGTGTAACAAGTGCGCAACAGGAGCAGGCTGATGATTTTGTGTGATCCCGCCGCAGAAAGAGCGGTATTGGCTGGTATTTGTTCGTATGGTGAAAATGCTTATTTGGACATTGCTGATATATTACAGGAATCATCTTTTACTGTAGATAGCAATACCATTATCTTCAAATGCTTAAAGCATCTTTGCGAGAATAATCACGGAACTATTGATATAGCCTCCATCTATTCTGTGGCTCAGGATTTGGGAGTTTCTCATGTTCTTTCAAAGAAAGAGGAAACCCAGCATCTTAAGGCTATTATGGATTTTCCTGTTAGTCTTGATAATGTTAGAAAATTTGCGGCCAAGATAAGAAAGCTAGAAATAGCTAGACTATTAAGAAAGCAGCTAGAACTAGCTCAGGATAAAATCTTAGAGATAACAGGATCAGAACCAATATCTTCGATTATAGGATTGGCCGAAGATAGTATTTTTAATTTCACTTCGCTGCTAAATGATAGTGATAGTGGTCCAGAACAAATATCTTCTTCTATTGATGATTATATTAAACATCTAGAAGAAACTAAATTGGATCAGGTGGGTATTCCAACAGGATTTCCAATATACGATCAGGCTATTGGTGGTGGACTAAGACGAGGAACAATCAATGTAATTGGTGCTAGACCAAAAGTTGGTAAAACTCTTATGTCTGATAATATGAGTAAAAACATAGCAGCATTAGGTATTCCCATATTAAATATGGATACCGAAATGAATAAAGAAGATCATATTCATAGACTATTGGCTATGATGAGCGAAGTTGATATTAACTCTATCGAAACTGGTAAATTTTCTGAATCTGTTGACAAAAAGAATAAGATACTATCCTCAGCAGAAAAACTAAAAGGTATGAATATATACCACAAAAGTATTGCTGGTATGCCTTTTGAGGATCAATTAGCTATAATGAGAAGATGGCTAGTTAAAGAGGTAGGACTAAATGATGATGGTACAGCCAAAGAGTGTGTGATATTTTATGATTATCTAAAGCTTATGGATAGTGCTGGTATAAGCCAAGATCTTAAAGAATATCAGGTTTTAGGATTTATGATGACCAGTTTGCATAATTTTGCTGTTAGATACAAAGTGCCAATCGTAGCTTTTATACAGTTGAATAGAGATGGTATTTCAAAAGAAAGTACCGACTCTGCTAGTGGTTCAGATCGAATCATTTGGTTGTGTAGCAATTTCTCAATTTTTAAACGCAAGAGCGATGAAGAAATAGCAGAAGATGGGCCAGATGGTGGTAATCGTAAACTAATACCATTAGTATGCAGACACGGTGGCGGTCTGGACGATAACGATTATATCAACTGTCATATGAAGGGATGGTGTGCCCAAATTAAAGAGGGAAGAACGCACTTGGAAATTAAGAATAATGTCAAATCTAATGAAGAAGGTTTTATTGTAGATGAAAACGATAGCGATGAAGACCAAATCCCATTTGAATGATCAATTAAAACTAAAGCTGATTTGTGATCAGGTTTGTGACAATATTGAGCCACTATTAGATTCTTTTGGAATTGATTATAGAACTCAATCCAAGATGATCGTTATGGCCTGTCCCATACATGGTGGAGATAATGCGTCCGCACTTAACTTGTATCCAGAAGGAGACAGTTATAGAGGAAACTGGAAGTGTAGAACGCACAATTGTGAAAAAACATTCAAAGGATCAGTACTAGGATTTATTAGAGGCATATTATCTCGTCATCATCATGGATGGAATAAAGATGGTGATAAGATGTGCTCTTTTAATGAGGCTGTTGATTATGCCCTAAAATTTATTAAACAAGACCTATCCGATCTAAAAATATCCAAAACAGAAAGAGAAAAGAAACAATTCACGAATGTTGTTAACTATCTCAACAAGACAGAAGAAAAAAGCACAAGCAGAGTAACCAGAAGTCAGATAGTCAAATCTTTAATTATTCCTGCTCAATACTATTTAGATCGAAAATATTCACCAGAAATACTAACCAAATATGATGTTGGTTTATGTAGTAAATCTGGTAAAGAGATGAGTGATAGAATTGTTGTGCCAATATATGACAATAACTATAGTTATATGGTAGGATGTACCGGACGAAGCATCCACGAAAAATGTCCAAATTGCAAAGGATTTCATAATCCCAATGGTGGGTGTCCATTACCCGACGATGTTTGGAAATTTTGTAAATGGAAACATAACACAGACTTTAAAAGCCAGAATCATCTTTACAACTTCTGGTTTGCTAAAGAACATATTCTTAAAACATCAACAGTTATTGTGGTAGAAAGTCCTGGTAATGTTTGGAGATTAGAAGAAAACGGTATTCATAATAGTGTAGCTATTTTTGGATCATCCTTGAGCGATAGACAAAAGATCATATTAGATTCATCTGGAGCTATGAATATTGTGATACTAACAGACAACGATGAAGCAGGAATAAAGGCCGCTGAACAAATTAAGAATAAGTGCCAGAATACTTATAGAATTTTTATACCCAAAATATCAAAGAGCGATGTGGGAGAAATGAATAGTGAAGAAATTAATGATCAAATTAAGAATTATCTAGGAAAAATAGTATGACAACAATTTTAGCATTCTCTGGACGAAAACAATCTGGTAAAAGTACATCTGGAGAATATGTACAGGATCTTATCCGTTCTATAAATCCAAAAATCAGCATTAAAACCTATAGCTTTGCTGATCCTCTAAAAAGAAATATTTGTATAGACTTATTAGGATTAACTGAGCAGCAGTGCTATGGTAGTGATGAAGATAAGAATAGTCTGACCAATATTCGCTGGAAAGATATGCCAGACTATGATATATCATGGACTTATGATTCTGAATATGATTCTAGCGGATTTATGACAGCAAGACAAGTTATGGAATTTGTGGGTACAAGAATTTTTAGAAAAATGAAAAATAATATATGGGTAGATGCTACTATTAAACAAATCCATAAAGACAATATCGATATGGCTCTACTATTAGATAATAGATTTCCAAATGAAGTTGATGCTGTTTTAGACTCTGGTGGATTTGTGGTTAGATTAGCGAGAGATCCTTTTCATTCTTGGTCAGAACCTGAGATTGCTCTGGATCCAGTTAAGTACGATTGGTCGAAATTTAGTTGTGTAATAGACAACACAAACTGCTCAATAGACGAAAAGAATAATCTTATCAAACAATTTCTTATTAATCAAGGAATACTTTAGTGTGTCTTAAATAATATTCGGTGTATCTAAGATTAGACATATAAGGAGAAAAATTTATGCCAGCTAAAAAATATTTTATAACTAAAGAATATTTAGAAGAACATTATACCAAACAAAAAAAGAGCACAACCACCATAGCAAAAGAATTAGGACTTAAATCCACAAATACGCTTAAAAGATTATTAAAAAAATACGATATACCCAACAATAATAATAGGGCTGGTAGGCCAGTAAAAACCACACAAAAATTTGGTGAAATACACAAATCATATATCTGTACATTAAGATTACGAGCAAAAAGATTAGATTATGAATTCAATTTAAATGGAAAATTTTTATGGGAATTATTTCTAAAACAAAATAGAAAATGTGCTTTATCTGGCATAGAAATAGGATTTCCTCAAGCCTGGGGCGTTAAAAGTAAAACAGATATTACTGCGTCTCTAGATAGAATAGATAGTAATAAAGGATATACAAAAGATAATGTGCAATGGGTACACAAGCATATAAACACTATGAAAATGCATATGACAGATATGGAGTTTATAAGTATCTGTAAGAAAGTAGCGGAATACAACAAGTGATTATAACCTATCTTCGAAGTTCAAGTTTTAACACACACTGTTTCTGTGCTCAACAGTATTTTCTTGAATATGTACTAGGCATTAGATCCCCATCAGGAATTAAGGCCGATAAGGGCACTATAGTACATAAAGCTTTAGAGATTTTAGCCTATATTAAGCTAACATTACAAAATAAAGAAAATATTTATACTGATGATATTGTTGGTCCTATTAATGTTCATGACTATGATTTAGACCGAATTATTGATGCTGTTTATCAATACTATACGTCTCAGTTTAAACATCACTCATGGTCGGCCAAAGATTTAAAAGATTGTCGTCTATGGGTCAACAAAGCGATCACAGATCACAACGGAACCTTCGATCCACGCAATAGAAACATACTTCAACCAGAGCAACATTTTGATATAGTTATAGATAAACCTTGGGCCTATTATTCGTACAAAACACAATCAGGAATTTTAGATGGTAATTTGGCGATAAAAGGAACTATTGATCTTATTACGGAAGTGGACGAAAATACCATAGAAATTGTTGACTGGAAAACTGGCCGCAGACTAGACTGGGCAACTGGTCAAGAAAAAACTTTGGAAAAACTTCAAAATGATCCTCAGTTAAGAATATACCACTATGCTGTGCAAAAATTGTATCCGAAAATGGATCATATTATTTTTACCATCAATTTTATTAATGATGGCGGAGCATTTAGTGTTTGTTATGATAAGAGCGATTTGCCAAAAACAGAAAATATGATTAGACAAAAGTTTGAAACCATACGAGATACCACAAGACCATCACTTAACAAAAGTTGGAAATGCACCAAATTATGTCATTTTGGAAAAACCACTTTTGAGAATAGTCATATTCTACCCATCATAGAATATAGAGATAATCAAATATGTGCCAAAGATACTTTCATGACCAAGTGTGAACAAATCAAACACGATATTGATCTGAAAGGCATTAACAATGTGATTGACCAACACACTTTTCCTGGATATACTGTTGGTAAGTACAAAGCACCCGGAAGCGCAGAATGAACACAACCCATTTCTTTTTCACCTCTTTTTTATTATCTGTGTATTCATACTATGAGTGATAATGCAAATTGAGTATAAGGAAATTTTATGAGAGGCAGAAAAGTAGACAATGGTCGTTTTGTAAAATGTTACGATAATAAATTAACAAAAAAATATCTAGAAAAAGAATATCCAAAACAAGGAGCCTATAAAATAGCTAAAAGTTTGGGGATTCACGTTAAAACCGTATATAATTATTTAGGATATTACAAAATACCAAGAACTAGACAAGAAAATAATAAAATTAAAAAAGGCCAAATTTTTGGATTGTTAACTTTAGTAGAACCTGTTGGAAAATTAAAAAACGGCACAATTACATGGAAGTGTATGTGTGACTGCGGAAGCGAGACAATAGTACCATCCTCTAGGATAAAAATAGGCAAGGTTAAAAGTTGTGGCTGTTTGAACAAAATTAGTGGCTCAAAAAGATGGAATTGGAAGGGGTATTGTGGTATTAGTGGAAGCAGATTTTGTGAGATTAGATTAAGAGCCAAAAAGAAAAAATGGGATTTCAACCTAACTCCAAAATTCTTATGGGAACTATTTCAACAACAAAACAAGAGATGTGCTATAACTAATGAAATTATAGATTTGAATATTGATGGATCATTAGATAGGATAGACAGTTCAAAAGGATATGTAAAAAATAACGTTTGGTGGGTTAAAAAAGATATAAATAAGATGAAACTAGACTTTCCATTAAATTTGTTTATCGAATTATGTGAGAAGGTTGTAGCCAATAAGGAGAATATAAGAAATGGGCGTTGAGCAACGATATGTGCCGCTACACGTCCATTCCTAAGTGAACTATGTTTTCACTTTTGGATGGACTATCCAAACCAGAGCAAATAGCAGAAAGATGCAAAGAGATCGGAGCATCTGCTTGTGCGTTAACAGATCATGGTAACATAGCAGGAACCATCAAGTTTTATACTGCTATGAAAAAAGCTGGACTAAAGCCTATACTTGGATGTGAACTTTACATTTGTAGTCAAAACCCAAAAATCAAAGAAAAAGATAACAAAAAACTAAGTCATTTTCTGGTATTGGCTAAGAATTATTCAGGATGGAGAAATCTTATCAAGATAGTTTCATCATCCAATAATCCAGAATATTATTATCATAAGCCGAGATTGGATTTACCAACACTAAAAGATCTTCATTCAGGGGATTTGATCGGAATAACTGGTCATCTTGGATCAACACTAGCAGATCAAATACTAGACGGGGATGCTCTTAGAGATGATTGGCAAAATATAGGAGTACAACATATATCTTATCTTAAGACTATATTTGGTGATCATTTGTTTTTGGAAGCTCAATTAATAGATAAAGATAATCTGCCAATCCAAGAAATCCTCACAAACTGCATCAGAAAATTGGGACAATTAACCAATACTAAAGTTATATGTACTCCTGATGCTCATTATTGTCGCAAAGAGGATGCTGTTGATCAGCGAGTATTATTGTGCAACAATCTTAAGATTACATTCTCTGATATTAGTCGTAAAATCATAAACGATCAAGATATTCCTATGGGGTGCTTTTTTACATCAGATAATTATCATATTCCATCTCAGGAGGAAATGAAGAACATACACACAGAAGAAGAAATCAATAATACAAATTTTGTGTGTGATTTAGTGGAAGAATATAACATACTAAGTAAACCTAAATTACCATTATTTAAATGTCCACCAAATTTCTCTCAGGATGAATATTTAAGAGAACTGTGTAGAAACGGATGGAGAGATAAAATAGCAAATGTTGTACCTAAAGAAGATCAACAACCATACTTGGATCGTATCAAATACGAACTAGAGGTTTTACAGGGTGCTGGGCTGAGTAGTTATTTTTTAATAGTACAAGATATTGTGAACTATGTTAAAAGAGAAGGATGGCTTCCGGGACCGGGACGAGGTTGTTTTATACCAGAAACAAGAGTTAAAATGGCTTCTGGTGAATTGATGCCTATCTATAATATAGAAATAGGAGATCAAGTAATAGATGCTTTTGGAAATAAACAAAGAGTCTATGATATAATGAGATATGAAATAGATGAAGAAATACTGGAAATAGAATTAGAAAATGGTAAAATCATAAGATGTACAAAAGATCATAGATTTTTAACACTAAATAGGGGTTGGGTTGAAGCCCAGTATCTATCAGAAAATGATGATTTGGCCAAAATATAATAAGAACCTCTTCCTGGACCACTTTTGGTGTATCCTACTATGAAAGGACAATCTTGTATGGAATATATAGCATTTAAATCTTTACAAGACAATAATTTTGAATACAGGGGATTAAGCAATAAACCTATTAAAGACATATGTATAAAATGCAATAAAACTTTTGAATACGCTAAACTTAAGAAATTTATTAGGAGCAGAGTAAACATCCCAAAAATATATTGGTGTCAATGTCAGAAATGTTTTTTGCGATATAGAACTATTGATAATTCAGACTGGATAGAAAAAAATAGGAAAGCACAACTTATAGCGCAAAATAAAGAAGAACAAAAGAAAAAGAACGCGGAGGCAGTATCAAAATCTTGGACAAGAACAAGAAAAAATAAAGCTTCTGAATATCTTAAAGAAAGATGGGTTAATGATGAGGCTTTTAAAAATAAGGCTACTCTTAATTTAACCAATAATAGAAGATATAATTTTACAAACGGAATTGCTACTGGGGGTCTTAGAGGATTATATAACGATATATACTATGATAGTGCGCTAGAACTATCTTTTATATTGTGGTGTGAATACAATAGTATGCCGATTAAAAGATATGATCAAGATTCTATTAAGTATGTAGATGAAAATACTATCGAAAGAGAATATTTTCCTGATTTTATTATCAATAACACAACTATTGTCGAAATAAAAGGAAAAGGAATTTGGTATAATCGACACTTTGAACGCAATAAATTAAAAATGATAGCAGCAAAGACCAAATTTAATGCAAAGTATTGCATATATTACGACTGGGATGAACAAACAAAATTATTTTATCGAAAGGCTAGAAAATTACATCATGAAAATAAAAAGAAAAACGTCGCTATCATATAAGGGTACTGTGTGCGATTTGTCTGTAACCAATACAGCATCTTATAATGTTGAAGGGATTGGAGTACACAATAGTGCGGCGGGGTGTTTGGTATCCTATCTCATCGGCATAACTAATATTGATCCTATAAAATATAGTCTGCTTTTTGAAAGATTCTATAATGAGGGTCGTAACACAGCAGACAATATTTCCATGCCAGATATTGATGTAGATATACCTATCGAAAAGCGAGAAATGGTTATTCAATATATCAAAGACAAATATGGTTCGGACAAAGTTTCTCAAATGGTTACTTTCAATACGATCAAGGGTAGGGGCGCACTAAAAGACGTATTAAGAGTATATGGTAATATTACATTTGAAGAAATGAATAAGATAACCAAAAATATCCCCGATGAGTCTAAGATTGCCGATGATCTTCAAGAGATGAAAGAAGAAACTGGCGAAGCATCCATCGTTCGATGGGCTTTGGAAAACGATAATGATAAGCTTAAAGAATGGTGCTTTATTGATGAAAAAGGACAACTACAAGGCCTCTTGTCAAAAAGGTTTGAACAGGCTATTAGACTAGAGGGCACCAAGTCAAATCAGTCCAAACATGCTGCTGGTATTGCTATCAGTAGTGAACCATTAAATGAATTATGTCCTATGGTTTATGATAGTAAGAATGATCAGTTAATAGCAGGAATGGAGATGCAAGACTTGGAAAGCATAGGAATTATTAAGTTTGATATTCTTGGTGTTGCTCTTCTTGATAAAGTGATGACAATCAGAGACCTTTTAAATGAAGGAGTTCAATAATGATGGTTAAGTTTAAAGATGTGGCTGAAAATACATTATTTAGCAAAGATGGTGTGGAATTCAAAAAAATACAACTAGTAAAAATTAGTTGTTGTAAAACAATAAATGCTATACAAGTATTAGATCCTAGAAATAGAGTGCTTTTTAATCAAGAAGATGAAGTAGAAGTGAATGATCAACTATAATAAGATTTGTGTTTTTGATTTTGAGACAGACGGATCGGATCCATCAGAATGCAGTCCTGTACAGATTGCTGCTATTATGATAGATCCATTAAATTTGGACATTATACCCGGCTCAGAGTTCAATATAAACTTTAGGCCAGAAGTTTTGGAAAACAACGAAAACTACAAATACGAAACAGATATATTAGATTTTCATTCAAAGGTTAAAGGGTGTTCTCAAGACGAGGTTTTAGCCTCGTGGTATAAATATCCTAAACAGGATCATTCTTGGAAATTATTCACAGCCTATTTGGATAAATACCATTCACGAGCAACTAAAAAAAGTCAATTTTCTGCACCTATTGCTGCTGGTTATAATATACATAGATTTGATCTACATATCATAGACAGATTAAGCAAAAAGTATGGTAATTTGAACAAAGAAAAAAGAACAGATTTATTTTATCCTAGAGACACTATAGATGCTATGCAATTAATGTTTTATTGGTTTGAGCATAGTAGTGATCTTAAAAGTTATTCGTTAGATACTGTGAGAGATTATCTGGGAATTAGCAAAGATGGTGCTCACGATGCTCTAAAAGATGTTCAGGATACAGCAGCAATAATAATTAGGTTTTTAAAGTTACATCGTAATTTGGGACAAAAGGTAAAGTTTAAGAATTCTTTTGCAAATCAGGCATGACTAAAAAATATCAATATCCTTGTGGATGTTCTTTTGAGTTAAATGATAACAATGGATTAGTTTTTGATCCAGATATTAACTCTATAAATTTGGACTGTTCCAGAACATGGGGTCTAATTTCGGATGGTAATACTAAGGGTTGTTTTCAATTAGAATCTCGTCTAGGACGATCCATAGCCAAAAAACTTAAGCCAGAAAATATAGAGCAGCTTTCTGCACTAATTGCTGTGTTAAGACCCGGCTCATTAGAGGCTATTAGAGATGGTAAAAGTGTAACCAATCATTATATCGATAAAAAGAATGGTCAAGAAACACTAGATAACTTTCATCCCGTTCTTGAGCCAATCCTAAATTCAACATACGGAGAGATGATATATCAAGAACAAGCAATGGAAATTGCTAAGATAGTTGCTGGTTTTAATTTGCGAGAAGCAGATATGTTAAGAAAAGCTATTGGTAAGAAAAAACCAGAAGAAATGGCAAAGGTTAAGTCAAAGTTTTTAGAAGGATCATCAAAACTGAATATCTTAAGCACAAATGAGGCAGAACAGGTGTTTGGTTGGATTGAAAAAAGTCAAAGATATTCTTTCAATAAGTCCCATTCTGTTAGTTATGCTATTAATGCGTACTTATCAGCATATGCCAAAGCACATTTTCCAAAAATATTTTTTGCATCATATCTCAGATTTGCCAAAGATAAAAAAGATCCTCAAGCAGAGATAAAAGAATTGGTACAAAATGCTAATGAAATGGATATTACTGTTCATACTCCTGATATTAGAAATCTTAATGAGTTCTTTATATTGAAGAACGATAAGATATATTTTGGTTTAACAGATATTAAGGGTGTGGGCAAATCGGTATTTGATAAGCTTAGAGGAATATCTTTGAATGTTAAATTTGATTCATCTAATTGGCTTCAGTTTTTATTCTTAGTTTTGAATAGAATTAATTCTACAGCAGCCAAAGCTTTGATCCAAAGCGGGGCGCTTAGTTTTATACCAATAACCAGAAGTAAGATGTTGTATGAATATAATCTTGTTAGCACTTTAACAGCCAAAGAGATTGAGCATATTTGTAATAACTTGACCAAATTCACCACACTAAAGGAATGTTTGGGATTTGTGATGGGTTTACCTAGAGTTAATAAGAATAGACAAAATTCTATCAGAGATTCTTTGTATGCTTTAGATTTTCCACCACATTCATTGGATGATAGTCCGGAGTGGATAGCAGACTGCGAAGATGCCTTACTTGGATGCTCTATTACTTGTTCCAAGCTGGATATGTATGATATTAGTATGACCAATATAACATGTAGAGAATTAAAGAATACGTCTATGAAAGATAATCTTATTCTTGGCGGAGAAATAGATAATATCAATATTGTAAAGACCAAAAGTGGTAAAAATCCCGGTCAAGAAATGGCTTTTGTTACAATGACAGATCAAACTGGTTGTGTTGACTCTATAGTATTTTTTCCTGAACAATACAAAACTTTCAAGAATTTACTATTTTTGGGCAATATTGTTATTGTGAAAGGATCTAAGTCCAAGAACGGAGATGGTATCATAGTAGAAAAGGGTTATATAGCAAAAACTTGACCTGTCGCCGTGGTCAATATACTATACTGTTAGTTGGCGTTGGTTCGTTTTATTTTTCAAAGGAGAATTTATGAATATTGTTATGTTGCGTGGTAATCTTGCTAGGGATCCTGAGATCAGAGTTGTTGGTGATAAGCAAACTTCGGTTGCTAACTTTACAATTGCTGTATCTCGTGAGTTTGTAAAAGCAAACGGAGAGCAGGACAAGATTACATCGTTTATTCAGTGTGAAGCATGGGATAGTGGTGCCGAGGCTATTGGATCATCTTTTAAGAAGGGTGATCTCGTGATGGTCGAAGGATCGTTACGAAATGATAGTTGGGAGAAGGATGGTGTTAAGCATAGTACTCTTAAGGTAAGAGTTAACAACTTTGCTAAAATTACCAAAACCAAGAAAGTTGAGAAGTCCGCCGAAACAACGGTAGCTTTCTGAACATTAATCTAAGAGAATCTCTAGCAGCTTTTGTTGCTAGAGATTTTACTTAGGTCTATTAAATTATGAATAAAAAAAGAATTTTAATTGCCAATGATGCTAGTTTTCTCGATACCGGATACGGAGTATACGGTAAAGAAATCATTTCACGCATTCATAACAGCGACAAATATGAAGTAGCAGAATTAGGATGTTATGCTGGTATAGGTGATTCAAGAATAAAAAATATTCCTTGGAAATTCTATCCAAATGCTGTTAAAACTGATGATCCTAGGTTTCAGCAGTATTCATCTAATAATCTCAATCAATTTGGATTATGGAGATTCAATAGATGCTTGGTGGATTTCAAACCACATATTGTTTTTGATGTTAGAGACTATTGGATGTACTCTTATCAAGATACTAGTCCATATAGATCATATTTTAGTTGGGTTATAATGCCAACTACCGATTCTGATCCTCCAAAGATAGAATGGCTATATACCTATCAAAATGCTGAATTAGTAGTACCATATACTAATTTTGCTAAAAATGTCTTACAGCGATCTTGTGGAAATAAAATAAATCTATTTCCAAAAATAGCTAATGCTGGTATTAATCCTAATGAATTTTATCCTATAGAAAATAAATTAGCACATAAGATTAAATATCTAGGAAGAGATCTAAATATAGTAGGTGTTGTTATGCGTAATCAAAAACGCAAATTAATAGCTGAACTATTGCTAGCATTTAAAATGTTTCTGGAACAATTGAAGACTTCCAAGCAAGACGATATATATAATAAAACATATCTTTATTTGCATACATCTTATCCTGAAGAAAATGGGTGGGATATTCCATCTTTACTATTAGAATATGGTTTATTAGATAAAGTATACTTTACATACAAATGTAGATTTTGTAATAATGTTTCTGTAGGAAAATTTCATCCATCATTAAAAATATGTTCTAAATGCAATAATAGATCAGTATCATTAGCTGCGTCAAACAATGGTATTACAACCAGTGAACTAAATGAGATATATAATTTATTTGATATTTTCATACAGTATGCTATTTGTGAAGGATTTGGTATGCCACAGGTAGAAGCGGCAGCATGCGGCTTACAAATAGCTTCTGTTGATTATAGTGCTATGAGTGAAATCGCAGAAAATTTAAATGGTATAAAAATACCTGTTCAAAAGATGTTTAGAGAAATGGAAATTAATGCTAATAGGGCATATCCAGATAATAATTTTACTGCTAATATGTTATATAACTTTTTTGTAAACACATCAGATGATATTAAAGCAACTAATAGTGATCTTATTAGAGAAAAATGTTTATTAACTTATACTTGGGATAATGTTTATAGAGTTTGGGAAGAAGCATTTGATACTATAGATATTAATAGTAAATTACCATGGTATCATAAGAATATGTCAAATATAGAAAATACATCAATTAAAGTACCAATCAATATAAGTGGAAAAGAGTTTATAGAGTTTATTTGCTTAAAAGTTATTAATGATCCACATTTATTAAAAACAGCAAATATACAATCTCTAATAAAAGACATTACCAATACTTTAATTACTAGATCTGGTTCTATAGGAATTTTTGATAAAAAAGAAGCATTAGAAATACTAGAGGGATTTTTCAATAATAAAATTATATGTGAAAAAATGAGAACTAATCCAGAACTTATAACTAAAGAAGACTTTATCAATGCTCAATGAAAATATAAATAAAATCCATACTCCGTGTAAAGATTGTGTATTTGCAAAATATGAAAATAATACCCAGATAGATTGTGAACTAGACTATATATCCAAATACAAAACTAAAAATATAGAGATACTAGAAGCCTATGATAATAGTAAAGAATTCTACATTATTAATGGGAAAAAATGTATTGGATACAGAGAAGATAAGTGGTTCGATAGGTTTGATTTGAAAGATAGTTCTATAAAGGATAAGATTGATAAATATAATGAGCTTAATAATCTTGATTATTTATTAGTAGTTGATCTTAAAAAGATAAGTATAAATCAATTAGAGGATATTCTAGAACAAGTTGATACACTGGATATCAAGCCTAAAAAATTAGTTATTATTAGATATGCTGATAATATGGGTTTTCCATATGAAATGTTAAAAAACCTACTGGATAAATATGCTAAGAATTATGTGTGGCGTATTCAAACTATATTGGATCCATTATTAACATTTGATAATATACTAAAAAATATTGTGTCATTAAATTCTAATCGATTTATTGTATCTCTTACTAACTATAATACAGACCTAAAGAAACTTATTGATCACACAAACAAAGTTGTCCATTATGACCTGGATCAATTCAATATTGTTTCCAATCAAAATAAAGACTGCTTAGTATTTAGTCGTGGCATTTATGCTTTTGAAATTTTTAATGGTCAAAACCTACTGGATAATGAATCTAATTATACAATCATATGAATATTATTATTCTTGGCGATAAATATCAGAAAAGAATGAAATCACGAGGCTGTGTTGGTTTAATAAAGTTACAAAATAAGAACATATTACATCACCAATATAAAATACTTACCAATAAGTTTGCACTATCAAAAATAGTATATATCTACGGGTTTGATAATAAGAGATTACTATCTTATCTTGAAAAAAATAATCAAGCATATAGTCAACTTGAATTTGTTCATAATAACAGATATGATCAATATAATAATGCTTACAGTCTTTCTTTAGTTAAGGAATATCTAGACGATGATCTTTTAATAATGTTTGGAGATAAAATTCTAACCGCTAATACCTTTAGTAAGTTTGATAGTAGTAAGTTTTCACAAATTTTTATAGATCATAATTCGCAGTCTAAACTAGGATGTATTATTCATAATAATAAAGTAGAGAATATTTGTTATGATCTTGACAATAACCTATCTGAAATTTACTTTATTTCACGGGATCAAGCACAAGATCTAAAAAAAATAGTATCTAATCCATCATTTTACAATTACTTTGTATTTGAGCTATTAAATAAAATGATTGATTCAAATCAAACCATAGTTCCACATTTCATTAACAAAAAGACCTCTAATGCGATATAGTATATTTTCAACAGATATAGCAAAAGATATTGATCTAATAGAAAGAATAAAAACTTTTCTTTACAATAATACTGATATAGAAGACTTTTTTATTTTTAGTGATGAGACTATGTGTTTATTGCATGATCATAGTTCATTGCCAACTTTTTATACTGTAGGATATAATGGCACTATAATATTTTTGACGGTTCAAGACTATCTGTTATTCAGAGATAAGGCGAATGGGGATATAGCAGTATTTCTAAATAAAGAAGACCTATCAAATATTGATCGTAGTACGATAAAAAATCACAAAATCATTATTGAGGATGTTGATTCGACTTTAAAATGGGTGCCGAGCTATGGATTATAACAAACTGTCTGATAAACAAAAAAGAGAGCTGCTTAGTAAAGAATATGAAACCAATAATAAAAGCTTTAAAGATATAGCCGATAGTGTTGGTACATACGCTAATAAGATAAGACGAGATGCTATTAAATTAGGAATAAAAATCAGAGATAAAAGCGAGGCCCAAAAGAATGCTCTTCAACGTGGAAAAGCAGTTCATCCAACAAAAGGAACAACAAGACCAGAAAGCATAAAAACTAAGATAGGGCTTGGTGTTATGCAATCATGGGAGGATATGGATGATCAAACACTGAATGATAGAAAAAATAAAGCCAGAATAAATTGGGAAAGTTTATCGCAGGATAAAAAAGATAATATTCTAAGAGAAGCTAATAGCGCTGTAAGAGAAGCTAGTAAACAAGGATCAAAACTTGAAAAGTTTCTACTGCAACAGTTGATTCAAGACGGATACAAGGTTGAATTTCATAAAGAGCAATCATTATTAAATACCAAATTGCAGATTGATCTATTTCTACCTACTCTGAATATAGCCATAGAGGTTGATGGACCATCGCACTTTAAGCCCGTATGGGGTGATGATAATCTTAAGCGTAATAAGGGTTATGATAATAAAAAGACAGGATTAATTCTTGGTAAAGGACTCGTGCTAATAAGAATCAAACAAACCAAAGATTTTTCTAAAGCGCGAGGAATAACAATCTATAATGAACTAAAAATCCATATAGAGTCTATCAAAAACAAATTTCCGGATAAAGATAATAGGAACTTAGAAATAGGAGACAATTAATGGCCAGACCCAAAAAAGAAGTTACACAAACCGTTAACGATGGCATATCTTTTGAGGTTGAGGTCAATGCAAAAACTGTATCACCTAATGATTTGGAATGGACTGATCATGTATTGGGATTATTAAATGAAGATGAAAAAATTAGTGGTAATCCTACCACAGATGGATTAAGGCGTATATTTGAAAAGGTCTTAAATTGTACAGTTATAGAAGCCAGACCAGAAGTTGTTCAATCACCAGATTTGGCAAATGAACGTCGAGCCACCGTAGTTTATAGTATAGGCTATGTTTTAAATGATCCTGATCTACCAG